TACCAATACATGATGGAGTAAGGTATCATAATGTGAAGTACATTGAGTTGGATAATCAAGATTACAAATGCACAGGCATACCGGACAACTCAATCGACTTTGTATTCAGTTACGGAGTATTCTGCCATTTCTCAAATGATGCCATCAAAGAGTATCTGCAATCTATTTACAGAGTGATGAAGAAGGGCGGTGATTGTGTGATAATGATTAGTAACTTTGATAAACTTAAAGCAGAGTTCCCCGACTTCGATGACTGGACTAAATACAAGTTAGGGTATAGAATGTTAATCGGACACTTCTACCAAGATGATAGAACGGTGGATATAATGAAGCATAAATTCAAAATTGTTAGCCGTAACCTAACACCCGACCACAGGGATATAGTGGTACATCTAAAGAAATAATATGGGCTACACTCACGAAACAACAAAGTTAATAGACCCCTACCTGCCTTTCATTCAATCGGTGGTAGACTTAGGAGCGCAAAACGATTACAGGGTGCCATTACCCGCACCTTACACTAAAGACAGTTACTATGCAGGCAAAGATTACGAAGCCATTGATATTTCGGGTGAGAACGGAAGCACCCCGTTGGACTTATCCCGATTACACAAATTTAGCAAGCAGTTTGATTTACTGGTGGATGCAGGAACGAGCGAACACGTTGGCACAAACGGCAAGCATGACATCAAAGCCATATACAACTGCTGGAAAAACAAACACAACCTTGTTAAACTCGGAGGTTATATCATCTCCGAAAACCCAAAAACAGGCAACTGGCCCGGACATGGATTCAACTACTACACCGAAGAGTTCTATCGTAATCTGGCTGCAATCTGCGGTTATAACCTTATCAATGTTGGTAGCGTTGCTGCTATGGGCAATTATAATGACGGGTGGAATGTTTACTCGGTTTTACAAAAGAGTAAAGAAGAGTTTTGTACGTTAACTGAATTTAAGACCTGTGGAATCCAAACAAATTAGAGCAACGGATGTATTCTTTAAGAATCTTGAAGCATACCAAAGCGATGCCCCGATAATTTGTAACGAGGGCGGCAGCCGGAGTAGTAAGTCCTATAGCATAGTGCAACTCCTTATATCCATTGCAGCCGATAAGAATGCTAAAAACATCCGTATCTCTATTGTATCCCACTCCCTACCTCATATCAAACGTGGTGCATACAGGGATTTCAAAACAATCATGGAGGAATGGCATCTATGGGATGATAAGAAATTCAGCTACACCGATTTCATCTACCGATTTGATAATGGCAGCTACATCGAATTATTTGGACTTGAAGATGAAGGCAAGGCAAGGGGGCCGGGTAGAGATATACTATTTGTTAATGAAGCCAACCTAATCCGTAAGGCGTTATTCGACCAGTTGGCGATGCGTACAACGGGTAAGATATTTCTCGACTGGAATCCTGCCGACTTCGTTTCATGGGTGTATGAAGTATCGGACAACCCGGTTAACAAGCGCATACATTCAACCTATCTTAATAACCTCGGCAACCTTTCGCAGATTCAGATAGACACGATTGAAAGCTACAAACTACTACCGGATGATTTCATGTGGAAGGTTTACGGACTGGGGCAGCGTGGCGCAGCGAAGGAGATTATTTATACCCAATGGCAGATAACAGATGAGTTACCCGAAGGTGGCGATGTGTTCTATGGATTAGACTTTGGTTACGTTCACCCTTTGGCACTTGTCAAGGTATGTCATTACCAGGGGGCGAATTATGTAAAGCAGTTGATTTACAAATCCGGATTAACACCATCTGAAATTAGCCGGGAAGTAAAGGACCATATCAGCGACCGCAAGCCCGTGTACTGCGATGCAGCCGAACCAAAGAGCATTGAAGAACTATACAGGGGCGGTATCAATGCACAAACTGCAAACAAGGAAGTATGGGCAGGGATATTGAAAGTGAAAAGCTACCCTCTATTCGTACATAAGGATAGCAGGGATATAATCAGAGAACTGCAATCTTATAAATGGCGCAAGGATAAAAACGATAATGTGATTGATGAGCCTGTGAAAGAATCAGACGATGCACTTGATGCAATGCGCTACGCCATATTCACCCACCTACATAAGCCAGCGTTCAAGGTGGCGGTATGGTAAGGGTTTTCGGTGTAATTTTGTATAAATCATTTTAATATGGGTTTATTCGATTTCCTCAATCGCAAGGCAGCACCTGTTAAGATGCCTGTGCAGGTATCTGTTGAACGTGGACTCCTTACATGGGATGGGCAAAACCAATCAGAATTAGTTAGGGATAGTTATATAGGCAATGATTTAGTATATGCCATCATTACGCTGATAACCCAAAAAGCAAAGGTTGCCCCGTGGTTTGTGTATAGGGTTAAGAATAAAGCAGCGCAGAAACGCTACATGGCTAAGATGCAGCAACCGGATGCGATTACTGACTATGCCAAACTAAAGGAACTGAAAGAAGAGGCGTTCGAGATATACGAAGGCGATGTCCGGCTGAATGAACTACTGAAATACCCGAATAGCGAAGATACATGGAGCGATATTATCGAACAATGGGTAGGGTTTAAGAAGATAACAGGTAACGCATTCATGTATGCAAAACAGGTCGGGGAGGAATCAGTAAACAGGGGCAAGCCGTTAGAACTTTATATGTTGCCATCGCAGTACATGGCTATTAAAGTAGATATTGAACAGTTCCCACCTAAGAAGGTTGCCTATCAACTTTACTACGGGCAGTACATCCCTTTCAATACGATAGAGATTCTGCATGATAAATACTTCAACCCCGAATGGAATGCGACCGGCGGGCAGTTGTACGGATTATCACCGCTTAGGGCTGCATCTAAGGTGCTGACACGTTCCAATGCAAGTAAGGAGGCATCCGTAGCAATGTTCGACAACATGGGGCCGTTAGGTGTTCTATACATGGATGACCAACGCTTTGACCCTTTATCCGGCAGCGAACAAGCATCGGCACTCAAGATGCAAATATCAGCCAACACAGGGGCCGCAAAGCATGGAAGCGCAGCCGTATCAGGCTACAAAGTAGGATGGGCGCAGATTGGGTTACCTGCGAAGGACTTGCAACTAATCGAAGCCGAGAAATGGGATAAAGAGGCCCTATGCTCAATATACGGTGTACCTCCGGTGTTGTTAGGTAATACGGATGCTGCCACCTACAACAACATGAAAGAAGCGGAGAAATCACTAACGGTTCGGGCGGTGTTACCCGAACTAACTGCCATACGTGATAACATCAACCGCAAGATGCAAACCGACTGGGGTTATAAGGGGTCGGATATATTCGTGGACTTTGACATGAGTATCTACTCCGAACTTGAAGCAAACAGAGCAGAGCAATCTACCTGGTTAAATACTGCGTGGTGGTTAACACCCGAGCAGAAATTAAAGATACAAGGACTTGCACCCGATCCGAATGTACCGATTGAAGATTATCAAAAGTTGTACGTGCCATCCGGACTTACTCCGATAGATGATTTCACTAACCTTCCTTTGAATGTACCGCCAACTTTATAACGCATATCGCAAACGATACAGGGTACTTATCAAGCGTGAACTTGACCGCCAATGTATGGCATTACTCAAAGGTGAACAACCGGATGAGGAAAAGTTAAAGCAGCATATCCGCAAACTGCATAATGATGCAGGGATTACAATGGCTAAGTACAACTATGACAAGATACGCAAGTCGGCAGGTATCAAGGATTCCATGACACCTGAACAGAGATGGGCGGCAGTTATAAAACTATTCTTAGAACAAGGTTTGACACAACTTGTCAACGGCATTACATCTACCACGAAGGAAACTATCCGCAAAGTATTGATACAGGGTATGCAAGAGGGTTGGAGCATATTGCAAATGATGAAAGAGATTGAGAAATTAGGCATCAATATTTACAGGGCTGAATTAATCGCACGTACTGAAACAACAAGGGCAGCTAATCAAGGTGCAATGCTTGGGGCGGTATCAACTGGGTTACTAACCGTTAAAGAATGGATAGCAATAACGGATGATAGAACACGTAGAATACCCCGCAATGATTATGACCATCTACACATGGATGGAAAGACTACACGAATTGATGAGCCGTTTACAGTTCCAGGACTTCGCAGCATAGATATTATGGAGTTCCCCGGAGACCCTAACGGCAGCGCAGGTAACGTGTGTAATTGTAGATGCACGGTAGGATTCGAAGTAGTAAGAGATAGCAATGGAAAACCTGTAGATATACAAGGTGGGTTACGTGGGCCAGCAGGCGATATGTTGAACCTATGGAATAACACCTTATTTTTGCAATTACAAACTTTGATAAATGAAGCATTACCAGGTTAAAGATATTAGCAACGGCATCGAGGATATGGATGTGCGTTCACGTAACGTGAAAACGGTATGGGCTATGTGTGGCAATGTGGATTTAGATAATGATGTGATTGTACCGGAGGCATTTACAAAGACTATACAGGAACGTGGGCCGCTTGGTAAGAATCTGATATGGTCATTGGTTGACCATAAAAGCAGCATGAAGTATGCATTAGGTAAGCCGAAAGAATTATACGTGGAAGGGAATGCACTTATTGCCGTTACTGAAATTATAGAAACGGAGATGGGTGAGGATATGCTGAAACTTTATGAGGCTAATTTAATCAATCAGCACTCAATCGGATTCAGCACTATCAAAGCAGAAATGGATAATTCTACTGGCATACGCACAATCAAAGAATTGATGCTATACGAAGGTAGTGCGGTATTATGGGCAGCCAACCCCG